TCCTGAAGTCTAAGACGAAGTAGGTCATAGGTTGAAGGGTGAAATGAGTGCTAGAAACCGTCGTTCACCACACTAGAACAAAGTCCTTGCCCTTGTGTACTCATGATGTTAAACGAGGGTAAGGCATATAGTCAGTCGTTCGGTGACTTTAAAAGATAATGTTCGAGTGTTGACAGGCACTTTAAAAACCTATAGTTCAAGTTGCTGTTGGAGGAGTTGGTAGTAATCTTCGGGACTGAAAAACTACCTTTTAATTTTAACTTAATGGAGATAAAATATGTTTGATGAAATATTAAAATGTGTCATCTGTGAAGGTGATATAGAACAAAAGAAAACAGAAGACGGTAAAGTATATTGGAATCAGGGAGAAAACGCAGAGCCTTATGCAAAGGGTAGGTGTTGTTCTTACTGTCATTCAGTATTTGTTTTACCTACAAGAATGGAGATAATATGAGTTACAAACTACTAAGTTTTAACAACCCTAAAGTTTTGAAGGGAGAAAAGATAAGTAATTACTTGACTGCTATCATGCATTTGAGTCCAATCAACACCAAAATATGTCCTTATCAGGACGTTGCAGGGTGCAAGGAAGCCTGTCTAAATACAGCAGGTAGAGGTGGCATTATAAAGAAGGGTGAAACCACTAATGTCATACAAGAAGCTAGAAAGCGTAAGACTAATTTGTATTTGGAGGACAAAGAAACCTTCATGACTTACCTGATTACAGACATTATGAAGTTTGTAAGATACTGTGAAAAGAAAGATAAGCTTCCTTGCATAAGATTGAATGGTACTAGTGATATACAATGGGAGACTATCAAGATAGACGGACAGAATATCTTTGATATCTTTCCAACTGTACAGTTCTATGATTACACCAAGATACCTACAAGAAAAGTAGAGCAACATAAAAACTATCACTTGACATGGAGTTACAGTGAAGCTAATATGAAGTATGCTAATCTGTTTGACAAGATTGCTTACAACATAGCAGTTGTATTCAACGGAGATATGCCTATCTATTTCAAGGGTAGAGAGGTAGTCAATGGAGATGAAAGTGATTTAAGATTTTTAGATAAGAGCAATGTGATTGTTGGTCTGAAAGCAAAAGGTAAAGCCAAGAAAGATATGAGTGGCTTTGTAATACAAACAGCATAAAGGAGAAGCAATGGAAATAAAAGAGAAACAATTAGCTTATGCATTTTTTAATAGTTGCAGAGTAGATTTTAAATATAAAAATGAAGATGAAACTAGAACATTATATACAGTGAATGAGTTAAAATATAATGATGATGATGAGATTCTTATTGGTGGTTGTACATCATCAACAGGATTATATAAACAATTCTTTGTAGAAAATATGAACTCTGTTCGTCTTTACAAAGTTATAGATTATACAGAGTTATAAGGAGATAATATGAAAATAATAGGTTGGAAATTAGTTGCTTATTGGGAAGATGATACTAAAGAAGATGTATCTCTTGACATGCCTTATTGGATAACTAAAAGAATAGATAATTTTTTAGATGAAGTAGAGGATGAATATGATGAGTAACACACACAACGAACAAACACTAGAACAAATATATGAGCAGGTCTTAGAAGATGATGCTAAACTATTATTAACAGATGAGATAGATGAGATTTGTTATCTGTATGAACTACATGCAGATGATGATAGAGAAGAGATACTAGGCTTCATAGCTGAAAGTATTTATTATAACCAACACAACTAAGGAGATAAGAAAATGAAAACTAAAATATTAAAAAGCAAAGTAGTTATTGACATGAGTGTTAGTGAGTATGACACTTTGTTTAAATACATAGGCAAACTTGAAAGCATGTTAAGCACCTTACACGAGACAAACGATTTATGGTTGTCTGATGTTCATAATTTAAGCAGTCTTAAATGGGAATTGGTAGAGATGTTAGATGCTGAATACGATTCAAGTACTTATAGATATGTAAAGAGAGGTAGTAAATAATATGAAAGGAATACTAATAAACCCATTCGATACAACAATAAAAGAAGTAGTATACACAGGAGACTTCAGAGAAATCTATGACCTTGTAGACTGTAGAAGTTTTGATTGTGTTCGTATATATGAAACACAAGACATGTATATAGATGATGAAGGACTGATGAGAGATAATCAAATGTACTTTACTATGAATGACAGAGTGTATGCAGGTAAGGCTTTGTTACTGTCCCATGATGATGAAGGAGAATCGACATCTACAAATTTAGATTTACAAATGGTTGAAGATATGGTAGAATGGTTGCCTGAAGGACACAAAGAAACTCCTTACATGGAGTTTATAGCATGGAAATAATATGAATCAGAAACAAATTAAGAAACTTAGAAAACGAATCAAACCTATTCAAATTGAATGGCTAGAAAGTTTATTGCCTGTTGAACAAGCACAGACTATTACAATAGATAATGTTGAGGACTTACTTCCTGAACAGACACATGCTTTTGGTCAAGGGCAATTACATATGTCATACATGACAGACAAGTGGATAATGAAATACTTAAAACAATATCCGAACATAACAACATACAAAGAACTGATGGAGGTATCAGGTAATGGATGAATACGTAATAGATGTAGTAATCAATGGAGAATCAGATAGTCTTAAGACTTGGTGTAACTCTGTTTATTCTGCTGTAGATAGTATGGTAGGTATAGACATGGTTGAGGATATCAAAACAATCACAAGAACTTTAGATGGTAAGGTATGGGATGTTAAAGATATGGACATTGACTACTTAAGAAACTTAAAAGAAAACATAGATGAGTCTGTATTATCTGATGCATTCAAATCAATAGAGGATTTAGTTCATGACTCAACACACTGATATTGTAAAAAAACAAAAGATAATACTAGAACAAGAAAGACTTGATAACTCTATTAATTTTATAGAGGTTAGGTTTAAAGATAGTAAATGGACAACAGAAACTACAGGATATAATAGTGGTAGAGTTGTTATTAAATATAATGATAAAAGAAAAAAGGATAAGATAGAAAATGAAATTTAATATAAAAGATTTTAATTATATAGGAATAATAATAGCATTGTTGATTGCTTTGTTTGCTTTAAACAATCAATATAAAAATGATTCATATACTAGAGTTATGAATTGTTTTAAAGATGTGGTAGATGAACCTAAATTCTGTCAAGAATTTTATAAACAATACAAGGATTAATATGAACGAAGGATTTACAAAACTAAACAAAGAACAATTTAGATACTTTGAAGAGTGGTTAAGCAAACATCTTGAAGAACTATATGAAAACAAGATAGCATATGAGGTACGTTGGCAGGGTAAAGATTTTTACGTTAGACTTTGTGATGAAAGTATTTACACAATAGATGATATAATGCTTGACATTGATAAGGAACTCTGATACAATGTGCAACATGATGACGAGTAACCAAAGAACTTTAAGCCCTCTATCTCCAAATACTAAACTATTTGGTTTGGCTTCAGTCCATGACTTCGAGAGTAGTCAGCTCAAAACTCTCCCTATTTTTAACGAACTATTAACTAAACCGTAGGAGGTAAATATGATAGTAGATGGAACTGCGTATTGGGCGAGTATTAAAGAACCCAATACCACATTTGAACCTATGTACACAGTCAACCTAGTTGTTGATGAAGAGACTGCAAATGACTTTGCAACTCGTGGACATACCATTAAGCAGATGGACGAAGGTTCTGCTATAGTAATCAAACGTAAAGTCAATGGACCAAATGGTATGGTCAGGACTGCACCTAGATTACTAGACCAAAACAAACAGGAAGTACATCTTGCTGTAGGTAATGGTTCTAAGGTCAGAGTCCAATATAATGAATACGATTGGGAATGGAAAGGTAAGGCAGGGAAAGGTCTTGACTTACAGGCTGTTCAGATTGTAGACTTGGTAGAGTACAAGGCTCAGGACGGCTCTGAATTTTTTGATGATGATGAGGAATTTTAATATGATTATTACTATTAAAAATGATGACGGTGAATCAGTCTATGATGTTTCAAAGATTGAAGATGAACAAAGAAGAGCAGGTGCTAATGTGTCTATCAGTAAGATAGGCACGTTGAATGTGCTAGTGGAAGCTTTGAACTATGCTTCACAAGGTCATCAAAATAATCTTGAAGCTGTGCTAAAGGAAAGTCCTGAAGCAGTAGTTGAACAAGATGATGAAGAAGAAACTTCAACCGAAGAGGAATCTTTAAACGAAGTATCTTAATATAACTCGGCTAGGTGTAAAAAGCCTAGCCACATTTCTAATGGAGATAGAATGCAACAAGAACGAACACAATTTATTAAACACAAATTACCCTGCCCTAAATGTAGTAGCAGTGATGCTGTATCTCTGAATGAGAATGGCTCTGCTAAATGCTTTAGTTGTAATACATTCTTTACAGATTATGACAACGAATCAACAGGAAAGGTAATTGAAATGACAAGTAAACCCAAACCCGATAACACATTTCTTACATCATACACTGGTGCTTATGGTGCTTTAACTGACAGAGGTATCTCTGAAAATACAGCAACCAAGTTCGGTGTTAAGATAGTCAAGGATAGAAACAATAATATTGCTCAACATATTTACCCATACTTTAATGGTAGTGAAGTTGTTGGTACTAAGACAAGGTTTGTATCTAACAAAGGCTTCACATGTAATGGAACATTCGAGGACACAGGTTTGTTTGGAGAACAACTGTGTGGAAACACAGGTGGTAAGTACCTGACTATTACCGAAGGAGAGTGTGATGCTATGGCAGTACATGAACTCTTCCAAGGTAAGTGGTCGGTAGTATCTTTAAAGCGTGGAGCTTCGGCTGCTGTTAAAGATATACGAGAGAGCATTGAGTTTGTAGAATCATTTGACAATGTAGTTCTATGTTTTGATAATGACAAGGCAGGTAAAGATGCAGCTAAAGCTGTAGCTAAGATACTCAAGCCTAACAAAACTAGAATCATGTCGTTCCCTAATGGGTTCAAAGATGCAAACGAAATGCTTAAGCAGAAGAAGTTCCAAGAGTTTACCCAAGCTTGGTGGAACGCTAAGACATACACTCCTTCAGGTATCATGGAACTATCATCTCAAAAGGCTGACTGGTTACATAGAGAAGAGAAGGAGAGTATTGCATATCCATGGGACGGACTAAACAAGAAGTTGTATGGTATGCGTAAAGGAGAACTTGTTACCCTTACAGGTGGTACAGGTCTCGGTAAGTCTAGTGTGACAAGAGAACTAGAACACTGGCTTATTAAGAACACAGAAGACAATGTAGGTATTGTAGCACTTGAAGAGAACTGGTTGAGAACTGCTGATGGTATACTATCTATCGAAGCTAACGATAGGATATATTTATCAGAGAAGCGTAAGAATTATTCAGATGATGACCTCATGGGTTTGTTTGATAAGGCTATTCCTTCAGGCAGGGTGTTCATCCACTCTCACTTAGGTGCTACTGACATTGATGATATCTTTGCCAAGCTTAGATATATTATTGTAGGATGTGAATGTAAATGGGTAATCGTTGACCACTTACATATGCTTGTCAATGTTCTCCACGAAGGAGACGAGAGACGAGGTATTGATATGTTGATGAATAAATTACGTAGCCTAGTTGAAGAGACTGGTGTAGGTATGATATTAGTATCTCACTTACGTAGAGCATCAGGCGATAAAGGACATGAGCAAGGTATCGAAGTATCATTGTCTCATCTCAAAGGCTCACAAGGTATAGCACAACTATCGGATTGTGTGATTGCACTGGAGAGAAATCAACAGGCAACCAATCCCGAAGAAGCTAACCTTACCAAGGTTCGTGTACTTAAGTCTAGGTATACTGGAGACACAGGATTAGCTTGTGGTCTTAGATATAACGCTGATACAGGTAGACTGTTTGAAGTATCAGAGGAGGAAACATTTGACAATGAACAATTCTAAAATAATATTTGACATCGAAGCTGATGGCTTAGACCCTACAGTTGTATGGTGTATTGTAGCTAAAGAATTAAATGGTGCTGTCCATAAGTTTGATAACACACAGATAGCTGAAGGGATTAAGTTCTTAGAAGATGCTGATGTATTGATTGGACATAACATCATAGGCTATGATATACCTGTGTTGCAAAGACTGCATGGTGCTAAACTCACTAACAAGTTAGAAGATACACTTGTCATGTCAAGACTATTCAATCCTATCCGTGAGAACGGACATAGTTTGAAGGCTTGGGGATGGCGTGTTGGTTGTTTGAAACAAGAGCAACCTGAAAACTTTGATGAGTTTACACCTGCTATGTTAGACTACTGTGTTCAAGATGTAAGATTAAACGAAGCTGTATATAATTACTTGATAAAAGAAGGTAAGATATTCAGTGAAGAATCTGTCAATCTTGAACATGATGTAGCTAAGATAATAAAACAACAAGAGAAGAACGGATTCTTTTTTAATACTCAACAAGCTATGGAACTACTGGCTGAACTTAAAGATAAACAGTTAAAAGTAGAGGATGAAGTACACAATACTTTCAAACCTAAACTTGTAGATGATAAGTTAGTTACTCCTTATGTTAAAAAAAATGGAGAGTTATCTAAGCGTGGTATGACTGATGAAGAATACGAGAGATGTATTAAGACTCAAAGCGTTGAGCCTTTCATGAGACAAAAGTTGGTTAACTTTAATCTTGGTAGTCGTAAACAAATTGGGGAATACCTAATTGATTTTGGTTGGGTTCCTAAAAAGTTTACACCTACAGGACAGCCTATTGTAGATGAAGGTACTCTTAAAAAGATTGAACACATTAGAGAAGCTAAGTTAATTGCAGACTTCTTACTATATCAAAAGCGTATAGCACAGGTTACATCTTGGATAGATGAACTTAAAGATGATAGAGTTCATGGTAGTGTAATACCTAATGGTACTATCACAGGTAGAATGACACACAGGAATCCTAACATGGCACAAGTACCTAATGCAGGTAGTCCTTATGGTAAGGAGTGTCGTTCATGTTGGACTATACCTGAAGGACGTAAGCTTGTAGGTATTGATGCTAGTGGATTAGAACTTAGAATGTTAGCTCATTATATGAATGACCCTGAATATATTGAAGAGGTTATTAATGGAGACATACATACTACTAATCAAAACCTTGCAGGTCTAAAGACTAGAGACCAAGCTAAGACATTTATATATGCCTTAGTATATGGTGCAGGAGATGCTAAGATAGGTAGTGTTGCAGGTGGTGGATTAAAGAAAGGTAAAGAACTCAAACAAACTTTCTTCAAGAACTTACCTTCACTTAAAAATCTAAAAGAAAAAGTACAGAAAGCATCTGAACGAGGATACCTTAAAGGTTTAGATGGTCGTAAGATATATGTACGTAGTCAACATGCTGCACTTAATACTTTACTACAAGGTGGTGGTGCAATAGCAATGAAGAAAGCTATGTGTTTCTTAGATGCTTTGATAAAACTAAATGATATAGATGCTAAATTTGTAGCTAACATACATGATGAATGGCAGATAGAAGTACCTGAAGAAAGTGCTGACTTTGTTGGAGAGCTTGGTGTTAAAGCTATTGAACGAGCAAGTGAGCATTTTAATATGCGTTGCCCACTAACAGGAGAATATAAAATAGGAGAGAATTGGTATGAAACACACTAAAGAACATTCAACAAACAGGAAGGGAGACCTTGCAGAATTTTATGCAGTCACTTGGTTATGGGATAATGGCTATGAAGTATTTAAAAACTGTGGGTGTGATGGGTTCATTGACTTAGTAGCCCGAGACCCTAAAGGAAATATAACATTAATAGATGTTAAGACTGCTAGAAGAGATTACAGAACTGAAAACTCTTATACATCAAGAACAACAAGAACTAAAAAACAAATAAAAGCAGACGTTAAGTATTTATTATACTTACCTGATACAAGAAAATTAAGATGGGTGAAACATGATGACAAATAAAAAAGAAGAACTTATTGACAAAACTGAATTAGATAGCTATAATAAATTTACGTCTGAGTCAGGACATTGGTATACTCAAGAGGGAGAACCAATGTATACTATCATCGGTGCTAATGGTAAAGAAAGGAACACTACTCTTAGAGATGCTAAGAAAGAAAACTTAGTTCCTTCTGTTACTACCATACTAGGTATGATAGCTAAACCTTCATTAGAAAACTGGAAAATAAATCAAGCACTTAACTCGGCTCTTACTTTAGAGAGACAAGAGGGAGAGTCTATTGATTCATTTACTTACAGATGTAAATATGATTCTAAGAAAATAGGTATGGAAGCTGCCAAACAAGGTACTAAAATACACTATCAGATTGAGAAAGGATTCTTAGGTCTAGGTCAAACAAAACCTTACAAGAAAATAAAAGCTTGGCTTGATGAAAACTATCCTGACGAAGAATGGATAGCAGAAGATTCTTTCTGTGCTGATTCAGGTTATGGTGGTAAGATAGATTTATATTCTAAGTCTGGAATCTTTGTTGACTTTAAAACTAAGGATAACTTAAAAGGCAAAGACCCATCTAAATTAGTATATGACGAACATGGTATGCAGTTGTCTGCTTATGCACAGGGTTGTGGCTTTGATAATCCACAGAGAGTTTCTATCTTTGTTGACAGGAAAGATACAGGATTAATCTCTTGTCATATATGGGATGATGAATCTCATACAAGACATCTAGGTATGTTCAATAGTATATTAGATTACTGGAAGTTAGTTAAGAACTATGACTCCTCGATTAATAATGCCTAGAAGATTACCAAGAAAACCTAGACCTAAAAAGACAGGTGTACCTAAAGGGTATGATAGTATTTGGGAATATCAAATACATCAGACTCTTCTTAAAGATTGGAAACATCATTGGGATAACATAGACTATATAGTTAAGCATAAATATGAGCCTGACTTTGTTAAGATAATAGATAACAAAACTATTTTGATTGAGGCTAAAGGTAGGTTTTGGGACTATGCAGAGTATAGTAAGTACATACATATACGAGAGGCTTTGCCTAAAGGTTACGAGTTAGTATTCTTATTTCAAAAACCTTTTGCACCTATGCCTCAAGCTAAGAAAAGAAAAGACGGAACTAAAAGAACTCATGCTGAATGGGCAGAGAAAAATAATTTTACATGGTATAACGAAGAGAGTTTACCGAAGGAGTGGAGAAGCAGTGAACTATAAATTTAATGAAGATAAAATATTAAATGAATTAAAAGCTTATGTAGGCAATACATATGACCAACATTATTCTAATGGTAAGTATCAAGCAACAGATATGATAATTGATTCAGGGTATGGAGAAGGATTCTGTCTTGGAAACATTATGAAGTATGCTATGAGGTTTGGAAAGAAGGAAGGAAAAAACAATTTAGACTTGTATAAGATTATACATTATGCTATAATAGCTATTCATGTCAACAACAAGGAACAAGATAATGGTGGAAGATAAAATAGGAACTAAGCCTTACTTAGGAATTGAAATAGATTATGATAAAGAAAAAACATTTGACAAGTTTAGCCTTGACACATTAAAAGATAGATATCTTTGGGAGAATGAAACACATGCACAAGAAGCATTCGCAAGAGCCTCCGTCTTCGGAGCAACCTACAAAGGCGAGACAGATTTTGAACTGGCTCAAAGACTTTACAACTACAGTTCCTCTAGGTGGTTCATGTTTAGCACTCCTATACTTAGTAACGGGGGAACAAGTCGTGGGCTTCCTATCAGTTGTTTCCTTAATTATGTTCCTGACAGTCGGGGTGGTTTATCTGCTCACTATGACGAGAATATATGGTTGGCAAGTTCAGGTGGAGGCATCGGTGGATATTGGGGCGATATTAGGAGCAATGGTATTTCTACTACTCATGGCAGTCGTTCTACTGGTTCAATTCCTTTCATGCATGTAGTTGATTCACAGATGTTAGCCTTCAATCAAGGCACAACGAGACGTGGTAGCTACGCAGCCTACATGGATATAAGTCATCCTGAGATTGAAGAGTTTATAAACATGAGAAAAGAATCAGGTGGAGACATCAACAGAAAGAATCTTAACATACATAATGGTGTAAACATTACAGATGCTTTCCTTGAAGCAGTAGAGAAGGATGAAGACTGGAGATTGATTGACCCTAAATCTAACGAAGCTGTTAAGATAATTAATGCTAGAGATTTATGGTGGCAAATCATTCATGCTAGAGCAGAGACAGGTGAACCTTACATGGTCAATATAGATACATGTAATAAATATTTACCTAAAGCACAGAAAGATTTAGGACTTAAGATTAGACAGAGTAACTTGTGTTCAGAGATTACTCTACCAACAGACGAAGAACGAACAGCAGTATGTTGTTTATCATCTGTAAACTTAGAACACTTTGATGCTTGGTCAAAGGATGATAACTTTATACAAGATTTAATAACCATGCTTGACAATGTTTTACAGCACTACATTGACAATGCAATAGACACAACACAGTTAGGAGAATATAGTGCAAACTTTAAAAGATTTCAGAAATATGTTAGAGAAGGTAAAGAAGGATTTACTAAGTCTGCGTATTCGGCATATAGAGAGAGAAGCCTCGGTCTTGGTGCAATGGGCTTTCATGCATATTTACAAAGCAGGAACATTCCTTTTGAAGGAATCTATGCGACTGGCTTTAACTATAAAGCATTTCTTTATATCAACACTAGAGCAAATGAAGCTACTAAAGAACTGGCTATTCAAAGAGGCGAAGCTCCTGACATACATGGGTCGGGTAAGCGTAACGCTAACCTCATGGCTATTGCTCCTAACGCTAGTAGTGGTATTATATGTAGTGGTACTTCCCCTAGTATTGAGCCTTATAGGGCTAACTGCTATACTCACAAGACCTTATCCGGCTCTTACCAAGTTAAGAATAAGTACCTTGAAAAAGTTCTCAAGACTAAGGGACTGAAAGGTAAAGAGTTAGATAAAGTTTGGAAAGATATCTCAGCTAATGAGGGTTCAGTCCAACACTTAGATATACTTTCTGATGATGAGAAAGAAATATTTAAAACAGCAAATGAGATAAATCAAATATGGATTGTCGAACATGCTGCAAAACGACAGGAGTTTGTGTGTCAAGCACAGTCTGTCAACCTATTCTTTACTTTACCTAAGAGTACAGAACCACAAGAGGTGCATGATGAATACATGCAGTATGTGAATGATGTACATTGGTATGGTATGAATAAACTAAAATCGTTGTATTACTTTAGAACTAATGCAGCACGTAATGTAGAAAATGTAAACACTAAAGTTCCACGTATAAGATTAGACGATGTGGAATGTATCGCCTGTGAAGGGTAAGGAAAAATTATGAGTCTATTAACAACTAGAGATTATTATAAACCGTTTGAGTATCCATGGATGTATGAATACTACAAGCTACAAAATCAAATGCACTGGATGCCTGAATCAGTTCCATTGCATACCGATGTAAAAGATTGGCAGGATGTAACACCTGAAGAAAAACATTTATTAACACAGATATTTAGATTGTTTACACAGTCTGATGTAGATGTAGGTGCAGGATATATTGATAAGTATATGCCTATCTTTAAAAAACCTGAAGCAAGAATGATGATGTCATCCTTTGCTAACATGGAATCAATACATCAAGATGCTTACAGTCTATTGTTAGACACTGTAGGTATGCCTGAAATAGAGTACAAAGCTTTTGCTGAGTACGAAGAGATGTCTGACAAACACGATTACGTTGGGGAGTTTAAGCCTTTAAAATCTGATAAAAGAACTATAGCTAAAACACTAGCTGTTTATTCAGCCTTCACAGAAGGGTTGCAGTTGTTCTCTAGTTTTGCAATCCTCTTAAACTTCCCAAGGTTTGGTAAGATGAAAGGTATGGGACAGATTGTTACCTATTCTATTCGTGATGAGTCAATGCATGTTGAAGCAATGACAAAACTATTTCGTGAGTTTATCCAAGAGAACATAGAGATATGGACAGATGATTTTAAAGCAGAGCTTTATCAAATTTGTAGAGACATGGTAGAACTAGAAGATAAATTCTTAGACTTAGTGTTTGAGATGGGAGACTTACAAGGACTAACCAAGAAAGATATGTATGCTTACAATAGATACATAGCTGACAGAAGATTACTTCAGCTAGGCTTGAAGACTAACTATGACCAAAAAGAAAACCCACTGGGTTGGATTGATGAAGTCATGGGTGTTGAGCATCAGAACTTCTTTGAGGGTAGAGCTACAACATACATGAAAGCAGGTCTTCGTGGTAAGCAAGATTCTGTTACCTTTACAGGAATAGAGAAATGAGAACTAAAAGAGAAGAAGCAAAACTTCTAAGTTATGAATTACTATATAATAGAGCAGGTAATTTAATTACTGAAAGAACTTCAACAGATATAAGAGAACTTAAAAAGTATTTTAGTGTAGAAGAATATGCTACATTACAGACAGTTTTACGAGAAGCTACAAAAAAACTAGATGAAGTACATAATTATATTGAAGCTAACTTAAATGCTAGGAAATTCACAGATTAAAGAAAATTGACATCATGAGGTTACGTGTATTGACATATCTTATAGTAGTTAATACACTTGCTTCAGATTGTACAACTTTTAAATACACAAGCTCTCTGTGTCTCTCCTAGGATTTAGTCAATTATATAGTTAATTATGTTATCTTTATTACTTTTTACCTTTATTAGGTCTACATTGTCAGTAAGAATGTAATAATTTATATCTGCAATATCTTCAATTACTTCTTCATCTGCAATACTTCCTACAGACCAGAATATAATTAACATAGACCAAAAGAACATACACCACTTGCAGTTCCTTGAAGTCTTTTCACTTTTAAATGTTGGTTTTAATTTCATAATATTTTACTGTTTACCCAAAACATAAATAAC